CGAACAGCGGATTAACCCGGCGCTGCTGATTGCCGATGCCGACCAGCGCGTTTTCTTCGACCCCAACGCCAAGCTTTACGACAAGGCCGACGCTCAATTCGGGTTCGTGCTGACGGCCGACGCGCGCGGCAGTTTTGAGGAAGATTATCCTGACAAGGCGGTGGATTGGCCGGAAAACCGGATGGTCGGCAATTACGAATGGTTCACGCCTGATGTTGTCGTGAAGGCCGAATATTACGAAATCGAAAAGAAGCGGGAATCGCTTCACGTTTTCACCCACCCGCTTGTCGGGCAGGAGCAGCGGTTTTGGGCGTCGGAAATTGATACCGACGAAATCACGCGGCTCAAGGGCTTGGGCTGGAGGGTTTCAACGCAGCGCCGCGAGCGCAAGCGCGTGCACAAATACATTATGAGCGGCGCGGAAATCCTAGAGGATTGCGGGCTGATTGCCGGGCCGAATATCCCGATTGTCCCGGTCTATGGAAAGCGTTGGTTTGTCGATAACCAGGAACGCTTCCGGGGCCATGTGTCCAAGCTGATGGACGCGCAGCGGATTTACAACGGGCGGGTTTCCAAGCTGGCCGAAACCGATAGCCTGTCACCGCGCGAAAAGCCGATATTCCTGGCCGAGCAGATGCCGCCGCACTTGCGCGAATTGTGGTCAAAGCAGGAGCAGGAGCGCCACCCCTACGCGCTCGTCAATCCGGTTATCGACCCGTCAACCGGGCAAATCGTGGCGATGGGGCCGATTGGCAAAATCGAGCCGCCGCAACTTGGGCCTGTCACCGCCATGTTGCTGCAACTGGCGGCCGGCGATTTGGCCGCCGAAAGCGACGATGGCGCGGATGAAGTTGTCGCCAATACCAGCGCCGCCGCGATGGACATTGCTGCCACCCGCGTTGACGACAAATCGGCAATCTATCTCGACAACATGCGGCAGAGCGTCCAGCGCGAGGGCGAAATCTATTACGGCATGGCGCGCGAGATTTATTACGAACCCGGCCGCGTGCTGGAAACCATGACGGAGGAAGGCGAGGACGGCCAAGCCACGTTGAACGAGCCGCGCATGGACAAGGCCGGCGCTGTCAGCCCAATCAACAACTTCGCCAATGGCCGCTACAAAATCGTTGTGGCCGTAACCGAGGCGACCGCCACGCGCCGCGAAAAGACCATTAAATCCGCGTTAAAGACTGCCGAAGTGGCGATGCTCGCGCAGAACGTGGAACTGGCCAATGCCGCCGTCATAACCGCCGTGATGAACCAGGACGGCGAGGGCACCGCCGATTTGCAGCGCTACGCCCGCAAGCAAGGCGTGCAGTTGGGATTGGTCGAGCCGAACGAGGAAGAAAAAGCCGAAATGCAGGCCGCCGCCGAGGCCGAAGGGCAGAAGCCCGACCCGATGATGGCGGTTGCCGGCGCGCAGGCACAGGCGCTTGGCGCACAGGCGCAAAAGGACACCGCACAGGCCGGCAAGATTGTTGCCGACACCGCGCTTTCGCAGGCCAAGGCAACGCAAGTGCTGGCCGACGCGAGCAAGAAGCGCGCCGAGGCTGCCGATATCCGCACCGGCGAAGGCGCGCAGGCCGCCAAGACAGATGCCGAGGCCGACGAAATCCGCGAACGGCGGTTTGCGCCGCCGCCCGAACAGAAAATCCGCAAGGGCTATGAACTTGAAGGGGCCGAGCAATGACCGTCCAAGCAATCGAAGGCACGTTGAAGATTCCCGCCGCATCGCGGGATGCGCTGGATGAAGAAGTTGGCTTTGCGCCCCAAGCGAAACCGCCGGGCCAAATGGCTATTTCCGAGGGCTTCCGGCCCAATCCTAACGACGACGCCAGCAGCAGCGCGCTGTTCAACATTTTTCTGGAAAGCCACGATTTTGCCGGCGAAGTCTATTTGCTCAAGGAAGCCCCGAGCGAAACCAAGGAATTTCAGGGCTGCAAATTCCGCGTGCTAAGCCGGGGTAGCGAAATGGCATGGCCAATCGCGCCCGACGAGCATTTTTGCGACACCATGCAGGAGCCGGAAAACGGCGTGGCCTATTACCTTGCCGCGTGGGGCGAAACGGCCGGGCAGGAAATCTATTATCGCATGAGCCTTTGACGCCAAAAAATGTTCAAGCGCAGCGCGCGCGCTCCATCCCTAGAATCCGCAGTTTCAAGGCAACCGTCATGCCTGGAAATGGCGAGACAAGAGGTGATTTATGGCACAGCGCGCGCCCGCTGACGAAGAAGAACCCCTAGAACTTACTCCCGACATGGAAGCCGACGCCCCGCCCGAGGACGAGGAAGCCGATGCCCCGGAAGACGAACCGGAAGATGCGGAAGCTGAACCGCAAGGCGACGAGGCCGAAGCAGAAGCGGAAGGCGAAGCCGAAGAAGAAGGGCCGCCCGAGGTCGGCTTTGGCGACGACGAACCGGCCGAAGGCGACAACAGCGTTATCCGGGCCTTGCGCGAGCGCAATAAGCAGCTTTCCCGAGAAAATGCCGAAATGCGCAATTTGCAGCCGGCCGAACCGCAACTGGATTTGCCGCCCAAGCCGCGCTTGGAGGACGTGGATTATGACGAGGACGAGTATGAGGCCCGGCTGGACGCTTGGAAGGAGCGCGAGCGGCAAATCAAGGAAGCCCGCGCAAACCAGGCCGCGATTGCGGAAGCGGCGAACCGCGAATGGCAGCGCGACCTAGAAACCTATGCCAGCAAGCGCGAGGCGTTGAAGCTGCCCGATTTTGAGGACAGCGCGGATGCCGTCAAAACCGCGCTTAGCCTGCCGCAACAGGCTGTGATTTTGAAAGCGGCGAGCGATGCGGCCGCGTTCGTTTATGCCGTTGGCCGTAGCGAGGCGCGGTTGGCGGAACTGGCCAAAATTCACGACCCCATCAAATTCGCCGCCGCTGTGGCGCGCATGGAGGGAGGAGTCAAAGTGGTTAAGAGGCGCAAGGCACCGGCACCTGACAAGCCGGCGAGCGGTTCCGGGCAGATGCCCGGCGGCACGGACAAGCATTTGGAAAAGCTGGAATCCGAAGCCCAACGCACCGGCAACCGCACGGAATTGATTGCCTACAAGAAGAAGCTGGCAGCGCGCGGCAAGGCCAAGGCCAAAGCCGCTTAAAAAATGTTCAAACGTAAGCGAGGCGGCATTGCGGGTATCATGCTCGCATAGCCGCAACGCAGCGCCCCCGGCTGTAACAGGGGAGATACCAGCGGCCCGCCGGCCGGAAGCCGAGCCTCCGATACATCGCTAGAGCGAAGGGCAGGGCAATGCCGAGCAAATTTACGAACCAAGAAGAAGTCATGTTTGACAAGGTTCTTGAAGGCTTTGACGACTTGCTGATTATCGGCAAGGCGGCGGAGAAATTCACCCCGCTTGACGCGCAGGGGATGGAGCGCGCGCTGGACAAATTCTGGATTCCGGCTCCGCAAATCAGCGCCAGCTTTGACGGCTTCGACCAAACCGCCAACTTCATGGACGGCATTGAACTGTCCGTGCCGGTCAGCATCGGGTTCCACAAATCCGTGCCTATCAAGCTGACCAGCAAGAATTTGCGCAACGAGCATTATTTGACCGGCAAGGGCACGGCCGCCAAGCAGCGCTTGGCGAGCGACATAAACCTGGCGCTCTACAACACCGTCGCATTGCAGGGCAGCGTGGTTATCAAGCAGACCACAGCGCCGGTCGGCTTTGACGATATCGCGCTGGCCGATGCGGCTTTCACCGAAGTTGGCGTGCCGCAAGCCGACCGGCTCTATTTTGCCGCGCCGCGCGTGGCCAATTTGATGGCTAGCGACCTTGCCAAGCGGCAGACGTTCAGCGGCGAAGTGCAGAACGCCTATGAGCGGGCCAACATCGGCATCGACATTGCCGGCTTTGACGTTTTCAAGAACGACCAAAGCATCCGCCTTGCGGCGGCCGGCGGCGGCGCGACGACCGTTAATGGCGCGAACCAATATTGGGTTCCGCTGGCCTATTCGACGGCAGCGACCGGCGAAATTTCCAACGTGGACAATCGCGGGCAGAATTTGACGATTACCGCCGCGACCTATGCCGCAATCAAGGTTGGCGATGCTTTCACCATCCTTGGCGTCAACAGCGTCCACATGATTACGAAGCAGGACACCGGGCAGCTTAAAACCTTCCGCGTTGTCGCCAAGCCGAGCGCCGGCGTTATCACCATCTATCCGGCGATTATCTCCGCACAGGGCGGCACTACGGCCGAGAAGGAATATCAGAACGTCAGCGCCACCCCGGCGTCGGGCGCTGTAATTACTTGGCTGAATACCGCCACCGCGCCGCTTAACCCGTTCTTTGTGAAGGGCGCTCTGTTGCTTGTGCCGGGTTCGTTCGTTGTTGACCCCGAGGACGGCTGGAATGTCATGCGGGCGACCACGGAAATGGGCATCGGCATTACCTATGCCCGGCAGGGTGAAATCAACGACCTTAGCATCAAGGCCCGTTGGGATATCGACTTTGGCACGGCGCTGACCAACCCCGAAATGGCGGGCGTTGAACTGTTCAGCCAAACCTAGGGAAACGCGGCTTTTTGGCGCGAAGAAAGGACGATGCAATGAGCGGCGAAACCTATCCCAAGATGCTTTACAGGCATGGCGACCAGGCGGTTGTTTTTGAGGAAAAAATTCCCGTCGATACCTTGGTTGTGGAAAACGACGAGGATTATACGGCGGCGCTGGCCGATGGCTGGTATGACACGCCCGGCGAAATCTCCAAGCTGGCCTATCAGGAGGGCGGCGACCCGCCGACCGCCGAGGGCGGCTATCCAACCGACCATCAGTGGGACAAGGGGCTGATGGGGCAGGCTGGCCGCGCCGACCGCTTAATCCCGGCCGATATCCCGCCCGAAGTGCAGGAGGCGATGGCAGCGAAGGAAAAGGTTGTGCTGCCGCTTGGCAATCCGCCGCGCCACCTTGACCCGAGCGTGCCCGGCCCGGCGGCCGAAACCGAAGGCGCGGACGCGCTCAAGAAGAACCCCGGCGAGCGCACGGCCAAGGCCGAGGAAGAATTTGCCGAGCAAGCCGAAAAGGCCGAAGCCAAACGCGGCCCCGGCCGCCCGCGCAAAACCGAGGAAGAAAAGCGACAGGATGATGAACGGGCCGACTTTGGCCGGAGTCCTGCCGACGCGGCGGCCCGGTCGGGAAAAAAGTGAGGCGCAATTCCCGGTTCAATCGTTTCGGAATCCCCCGCTTTTTGACGAAGGGTATCAAGCATGAACGGTAAGACCGAACACCCGCATGGCGCACCGCCGGGACAGGACAAGGATTCACCCGGTTTGGGCAAGGAGGACGCACCGGGCCAGAACAAGCCAAAGCCCGACAATGAACTGCCCGAGGAGCCGGAAGCGGAGCCGAAGGCTGAATAACGAGGCACCCGGTTAACCGGGTAATAACGGCCGGGCGGGAGCCGAGCGCAGCAATCCCGCCAACCTTCCCCGCAAATGTTCAAACGCGACAGCCCGGCGGCGGCGGTAAATTGCCGTCATGCCCATTATCCTTGATATCAATGAGGAAGGCCCGCCCAAGCGTCAGATAATTGAACTGGCGTTTAGCGAATGTGCGATGGCCGGCTACGAGTTTGGCCGCACGCCCGAGGAAGTGGCCGACGCCCTGACCAGGCTTAACCTGATGATGCACGAATGGGCGGGGATGCGCGGCATCGACCTTGGCTATAACCAGCCGACCTACGGCGTTGGCAATCCCGACGATTTGAGCGGCATCCCCTATGACACAGTTAATACCGTTGCCAGCTACCTAGCATTGCGCATTGCGCCGATGATGGGCGCGGCATTGGGCGCGGAAGCGAAGGGCAATCTGGCGCGGAGCCTGATGTTGATTGAAGCGCATTATGCGGCCGTCCCGACCATGCCGCTTGCGGCCAACACCTTGCGCGGAGCCGGGCGCGGGCGGGGACTCTATTTTGGGCCGTTCATTAACGAATCCGCCGAGGACGTGAATCCGCCGGCTGTGGTTCCGTAACATGAAAATCCCGCTGCTTTCCGGCGTGGTTGGCGACGAGACAGCCGAGTTTCGGCAAAGCTTTCCGCTGAATTTGGAGCCGTTGCCGGTGCCCAACTTCATCGCCGCCGGGCAGCTTCGCGCGACCGCCGGCGCTATCGGCTTTGTCAGCGGGCCAGGAATTGACCGGGGCGGCGCTTACTTCAACGACATGCTCTATCGCGTCATGGGCACGCGGTTCGTTCGGCTTCGCCGGGGCAATACGATTGACGATTTGGGCGATGTTGGCGGCAGCGGGCCAGTGACGTTTGCAATCGGCCCTGACCGGCTGGCCGTGCGCAGCGAAAACCGGCTGTATTATTGGGATGAAACAGCACTTACACAAGTCACCGATGAAGACCTGATTGCGTGCAATGACGTGATTTGGATTGACGGTTATTTCATGTCCACGGACGGCAATTACGTTGTCGTCACGGAGTTGAATAACCCGCTGGAAATCAAGCCGCTGAAATATGGCGCGGCCGAGGAAGACCCCGACCCCGTTACCGGGCTGATTAAATTCCGCAATGAAGCCTATGTGCTTGGCCGCCATACCATCCAGGTATTCCGCAACATGGGCACCAGCGGCTTCCCGTTTCAAACGGTGAGGGGCGCAACAATCCCGGTCGGCTGTGTCGGCAATATGGCCAAGTGCCTGTTCGCTGACAGCTTTGCGTTTGTCGGTTCGGCGCGCGGCGAGCAGATTGGCGTTTATATGGCCGGCGCGGGCACCGCCAACCGCATTTCAACCCGCGCGATTGATGATGTGCTGGCCAAGGTGGACGACCCGAGCAGCATCGTTCTGGAAAACCGTTCGCATCGCAATGAGCGGCGGCTGTTCGTTCATTTGCCGGAACGGACGCTAGTGTTTTGTTCAAACGCAACGACCGTGCTTTCGGAGCCGATTTGGTATCACGCGCAGAGCGGCGTCAATAAGCCCTATCGGTTGCGCTATGCCGTCGAAGCCTATGGCCGCATTATCGTGGCCGACACGGAAACCGCGCAGCTTGGCAATCTCACCTATGATGTTTGCACGCATTTTGTCGAAAGCGCGCAGTGGCGTTTCGACCTTGGCATCATCTACAATGACGGCAAGGGCGGCATCGTTCTTTCGCTGGAATTGATTGGACTGCATGGGCGCGCGCCGGCCGGCGTCAACGGCACCGCTTGGCTAAGCATGACGCGCGATGGCGAAACCTATACTTCCGAGCGCGCCCTGCCGATGGGCGTGGCCGGCCAACACACGGCCCGGCTGCAATGGCGGCCGCGACAATCGTTCCGCAACTTCATCGGCTTCCGCTTCCGGGGCTTTAGCGAGGCGATGCCAGGTTTCGCCGCGTGCGAAGCCAATGTGACTCCGCTGGCGGCATGACTGACGACCGCATAGCGCCCGCGATACCGCGTGATTTGCTTGAAAAATACTTCAAGGACGACCCGCGCCTTGTCTCGCATTTTGAAGAACAGTCCATCGCCGTGCAGGAAGTCGTGGACGTGAGCAGCGGCACCGTTTCGGCCACCGAGTCATTGCAGAACGCGACCGTTGTTACGCTTTCCCCCAATGCGGTTTTCAACAATGAATTTGTGCTGACGCGGGGCGACGGCACGAAGCTACGATTTGTTGCCGGCCTTATTCAGATTGATGCCGACGATACCGTTGTGCGCTGTGAGGGCGGCGGCGTGAAGCTGCTAGCGCCGGCGAACGTGACCTTGCTCCTGCCGGTTGAAGGGACGTTGGTTAGCGATACTTCGCCGGCCAAGCTTTACAGCAAGACGCTCGACAAGCCGGGCATGACCGGGCTGATTGATGCTGTCAGCAATGCGGCGGCGGCGGCGGCCGGGGTGGCGATTGGCGGCATTTACCGGGACGGCACCACGCTAAAAATCCGCATCGCCTAGCTTCCCGCAAATGTTCAAACGCGCCGCCTAGCCGCGCCCGGTAAATTCGCCGCATGGGACTCTTTGGCTCAATCGGCGGCATCATCGGCGGCTTCGCGGCCAAGAAGGCATCGAAGAAGGCGTATGCGGCCCAAAAGAAGGGCTTTGAAAAATCGGTTGACGAACAGCGGTTGCGGTTCGGACAGACGGAAGCCCAATATAATCCTTACATCACGGCCGGGCAGCAGGGGCTTGGCGGCTACGGAAACCTGGTGGGGATTGGCGGGCCGGAAGCGCAGCAGGCCGCAATCCAGCAATTGCAGCAGTCGCCTTATTATCAGTCGCTTTACCGGCGCGGCGAGGAAGCGCTGTTGCAGAACGCGAGCGCGACCGGCGGGATTCGCGGCGGCAACACGGCGCGGAGCCTAGCCGACTTCGGCGCGGACACGCTTTCCACGACGATTGACAAGCAATTGCAGCAATTGGGCGGCCTTGCCGATACCGGGCTGCAAGCGACCGGGCAGCTTGGCCAGTTTCGCGGCGGCTTGGCCGACAATCTTTCGCAATTATACACCGGCAAGGGCGCGGCCCATGCCGAGGATTATTTGCGGCGCGGGCAGATTACGGCGAACCAATGGGCGCAAGGCGGCAACTTGCTCGACCAAGCGGCGGCGGCGGTTGCCGGCGGCGTCGGGGCGGCCGGCGGCGTTGGCG